GGCCTAGCCTGGATTCTAAGCAATGAAGATTTCGGAAGTATAGTAGGTAATTTATGTGTCGATACACGTGAAAATCGTAATCCTCGCGAATATATGGAGGAATACAACGGCGACAGGACTCGACGTAAAGAATCTGTCGGATATCGCGAACCGAAGAAGATCGCTGTATATTCAGAGACAGAAAAAGAAGTTGATCCCGATACAGGAGAAGAAAAGCCAAGGAGACTAGAGGATAAAACTGTAGAAGTCGCTCAAATTGTGACTAATCTACCAAAGAAGATAGTTCGTACCTCTGTTGCCTTTTTGTTTGGTGGTGAAATGACTATCACAGCTGAAGACCCAAATAACGGTTTTACCGAATTTAAGAATATCTATAAGCGTAAACTCAAGATGCAATCAGTTTTGAAAGAGTTTGCTAGAAAAGTTCTTTCAGAAACCAAAGCAGCTATTGTTTTCTATCCAGTTACCCGGGATGATGGGAAAAGCCAGTTAAAGGTTAAGATTCTTTCTACTCCTAAAGATAGCAATGTCGAATGTGAATTCTATCCACATTTCGACGAGGACGACGATATGGACGGCTTCATCTATAAATACAATGCAGAAGTCAATGGCCGTACTTGTGAATGCGTGAAGATATACACGAAAGATGTTATCTATTCTGGAGTAATGGACGGCGCTTGGCTGGTAAAAAAGACAAAAAACCTCTTTGGCAAGATTCCGGTAGTATATGCCGAGGTCGATTGTCCTGATTGGGACGATGTTGCTAATTTGATAGACAAGAAAGAAATGAGACTTTCCCGCCTATCAGATACTAATGATTACTTTTCTGAACCGATACTGAAAACTTATGGTTTGGCTAATCTTCCGAGCAAAGAAACTGTAGGCAAAGAGTTAAACTTTACTATGGAAGTAGATGCGGATACCGGTAATACATATCACGGTGATGCTGATTACTTAGCATGGCAGCAGTCCTGCGAATCCGTAACACTTGAACTTAACCAATTGGACGATGCCATACACTCCGGAGCTTCCAGCCCTGATTTATCAATGAATAAGTTAATGGGATTAGGTAATTTAAGCGGAACATCTCGCCGATTTATGCTGATTGACGCGGAAATTAAAGCCAGTGAGCAGATGGAAATCTTCGGTCCTGCTGTTCAACGTACCGTGTCAATAGTTCAAGCAGGAATGGCTAATATAACACATACTAAGTATGCATCACAGCTAAATGATAATTTTATTGAGGTGGAGTTTGGCAGTATTCTCCCACAAGACCTGGCAGAAGAACTTAAAAATCTTGAAACAGCATCCCAATTTAATAGCAAAGAGACAATCATTAAAAATTCGCCATATACGGATAATGTTGAAGAAGAGTTGGCCCGCAAGAAGCAGGATGAGAAAGATACAGCTCAAAACAACTCATTCCTAGGAGCTACACTTTAACTATGCCTGTACTTTCTTTCTACGACAAACAGCATATACAGAAAGTTGCTGCACAGCAGGCCGTAATAGCCAATATCTTTAATCAATTTATTCTTTCTGTCTCCCCGTATCTCCGTAAATGGTCTGATGCGGGGAAAAACAACGTTTGGCTACGTAACCAGGGAATAGAGAGTGCGGTTGACCGGGAACTGTTGAATCTTGAATCAATGTTATATGCTAATATTTCCGCATTTCAAAAGGACGGTTGGGAACGAGCAGAAAGGAAGAATGATGATTTTATTTCCCAGTTCATCAAGGGAATGTCTATTTCCAGTGCAACGAAAGATGGAATGTTTACCCATAGTCTATCTGCATTTGAAGCTCTAAAGAACGATATAGACGCTAACGGATTCAAATTATCTGATAGGGTCTGGAACATTACACAACAAACGAAATCGCAACTCGAATTCTATCTTGATAGCGGTGTAATCGCTGGTCGCAATTCAAATGGGATCAGTAGTGATATACGGCAAATTTTGCAAAATCCCCAAAAACGCTTTCGCAGGATCCGGAATGAGAAAGGCGAATTAGTTTTGTCTCAACCGATGAAAGATTACCACCCAGGACAAGGCATTTATCGTTCTGCATATAAGAACGCTCTCCGAACATCTGCTACAACTACGAACACAGCTTATCGTAGTGCAGACTATGAACGTTGGAGTAAACAGGATTTTATACTAGGAATTGAGATACAGCGTTCGGCAAATAATCGCGGACCGTGCAAGATATGTGATGCAATGGTAGGTAGATACCCGAAAACGTTCAAATTTACAGGCTTTCATCCTTTCTGTATCTGCTTCGCTACTCCAATCACAATGGAACCGGAGAACTTTGCTGATTTCTTGCTGAATGATACAGTTCCGAAAGAGCAGGTTATTACAGACATTCCCCAAGGAGCAAAGGATTTTGTCAGCGAGAATAAAGATGGATTGCAATCGGCTTTCTGGTATAAGGATAACTTTACCAATGATGGAGGACTACAAAGAGAAATAGTTTCCCAACCTATTACGAATGAAGTTATAAAGGTTTCTAAACCTAAACGTATCAAGACTGATGCTGAAATTACAGATATTAAACAAAAATGGAATGAACGAAAACTCTATAACAAAATAACCAACACAGAGAATGAAATACGCCTGAATAAAAGCTTTGAGACAGGAGTCTTATTTGACAAGAATGGTAATGTCGTAATCGATAAGCGCGGAGCCAAATATAGTGTTGAGTTTACGGATGAAGAATGTGCGAAGATGAAGGATTGCATTTTTACACATAATCACCCAAGAGGCTGGCAAGAGCCAGAAAAGAGTTTGGGACGAATTGGCAACTCATTCAGTCCGGCTGATATGTATCTTGCAATAGCCCATAATGTATCAGAAATGAGAGCTGTAACACCTAATTATACATTCGCTATGAAACGTCCCGAAGAAGGATGGGGGATTACAATTAGTAAATTCGAAAAGCTAGTGAATCGGGAGAATAACAAACTAAGAGCAGAGTTTACTGCTAGAATCAATAATAATACACTATCCCCAACAATGGCTTCAGTGGTCCATTATCATATATTATGGAAACGGATATCCGAAAAAATGGGATGGAGTTATACAAAAGCGAAAACTCGTTAATTGGATTCTTTTAGGAAGACGAACTCCCCTTTTTGGTCACTTTCTTTTTTGTCATGTACCTGTGAACCATCAAGGTATTTAACAGGAATACCATTAGGGTATGCCGGGCATTTTAATTTATCAAAATTAAAATGCTTGCATTGTGTACACTTAGATATATACACATTGTAATATTCATGTCTATCTTCTATATAATCCATTCTACGCTTTAACTTAATTACAAATGTATGCATTTGATTCTGAAATAAAATATATAAGCAGGAAAAATTTACTCCCAATATATTTTAAGGAAAAAAGTATGAAGATTTTAGCAACCATCAAAGCAGCTTTGAAAAAAGCTGGAATTCCTGAAAAGTATGCGGCCAAGGTGCAAGCTCTTTTTGACATCGAAAGTGAAGAGAATCTGGATAACTATATTGGGCTATTCAAGGATAATATTCTTCCGGACTTGGTATCAAATGAACAAGGCAGTCAAGCCAGTATTGATGCTGCTATTGCCGCTTATGAGAAAAAACACGGTTTGAAGGATGGAAAACCTATTGAGACAACTAAGACTAAAAAAACAAAGAAGCCGAAAGATGACGAAGAAGATGAAGACGAGGACGAAGATCTCGAAGGCTTGCCTGCTTCTGTTGTTAAGTTGTTGAAAGCCCAGCAGAAACAGATTTCCGAGTTGGCTGCATCTGTCTCTACTGTCGCTACAACAGTCACTACTTCTACGAAGCAGGCATCTGCTAAAGCATTGTTTGCAGATTCTAAACTCCCTGCAAAATGGTTCAATCGTATTGATGTCAATTCTGAAACTTCTGTTGAAGACCAGATTAAAGAGCTTCAAGAAGAATTTGCCGAAATCAAACAATCTGTTATTGATGATGAGGTTGCCGGTGGTGATTACAAGCCTAATTCCTACAAGCCCAAAGAACGTTCAGAGAAAGAATGGCTGGAACTAATGGAGGACGAGGAAGGTGCTAATAACGGGACTGCCAGCCTTGGACTTGAAGAATAATAATTAATAATTAAAAGCTATGTTCAGAAAAAAGCAAAGTGAATTTCAGTATGCCCCCGGAATCGAAAAGATTATCGAGGACATTCAGAGCGGTGGAACTATTGCCCGTGCGGAGCTGAAGGGAATCATTGATGAACTTCCTCCGCTTGTTATGGTGGGTAAGGACGCTAACGGTCTTTATCATATTGTTAAGACTGGAAGAGTTACGGCTGTAGCTGCTGCCGATGCGGTGGCTATTCAGGTAGCAAAGAATCATGTGTTTAAAGTTGGGGAAGCGGTTACAATCGGCGGTGCTTTAACTGGAGCTTCCGATGTAATCTCCGCAATCGACAAGACCGCCCCGACCTATGACACAATAACTCTTGCCGGTCCGATTGGGGCTGTGAAAGTAGATGATGTGTTAGTACTTGTAACTGCTAAAGCTGCTGCCAAAGCTGCAAAGTTCAAGTATACCCCGGAGGTTATCACCATGAACAAGGTTGATGTGACCGTAGCTAACCAGCAGTCAGGTCTCTTGGTGCGTGGTACTGTTAATGAAGCAGTAATGCCCTACCCTGTTGATGATGCTATTAAAGCGTTGCTTCATTTTATCCGTTTTGTGTAATCCATTAATTCATAACTATATATGGAAAGAAGTTTAATTAAACAAGTGAACCGTAAGAATATGGGTGCCCGCCTTAACTCGCGTAAGGTTAAGCCGGTGTTTTTCCCTAATTTCTTCGGTGTAAAGCAGAAGAACTCTCTGAAATGGGAGACTCTTACAGGTGAGAAAGGTGCACCGGTTATCGCTGACGTTATTTCATTCGATTCTTCCGCACCTCAAAAGAAACGTGAAGTTATCGGTAAGATGTCAGGTGATATTCCTAAGACTGCTGTAAAACGCGGTATGAACGAAAGTGATTGGAATGAATACCAGCAACTTAGCAGGGATTGTGAAGGTGATTCGGATTTGAAATCTATTCTTGACCTTGCGTTCAAAGATCAGGATTTTGTATATAATGCTGTTCGCGGTCGTTTTGAATGGTGGTGTATGCAGTTGATGTCCAAAGGTGGATTCATTCTCAATTCAAGCAATAACAATGGTATTGTTACCGAAGAATTTGTAGGCTGTGGTATGCCCAATGAAAACAAGAAAGTTGCTGCTGTGGATTGGTCTAAGTCTACAACGGCCGACGGCTTGCAGGATATTGAAAATACCGTAGTTGCCGCTTCTGCCGAAGGTGTTACTATCAAATATGTAGTGATGCGCAAAGATAGATTTGCTCTATTGAAGAAACAGAAGGCTGTTATCGAAAAGGTTAGGGGCTGGATTAATCAGAAAGAAAAGCTGACTATCTCCAAGAAAGTTATCAATGAGTATCTTGCTGCCCAAGAGAATACGGAAGGTGTTCAGATCGTTCTTGTAAGTCCATCCGTTCGTATTGAGAATGCCGCTCATCAACGTACTACAGTAAATCCATGGGAAGCTGCCAATATTTGTTTCTTGGAAGATTTGCAGTGTGGCGACGTTCAGCATGGACCTATTGCAGCAGAACACTCTGTCGAGTACAAGAAGAAAGCTTCCACGCTGAAAAAAGACTTTGTTTTTATCAGCAAGTGGTCTGAACTGGAACCGTTCAAAGAGTGGACTAAAGCGGAAGCTAACGCAATTCCAGTAATCAATGACCCTGATGCAATGTACATCATGAAAACTGATGGCCAGGCATGGACGGAAGGTGAAGATACTGAAAAAACAGACGAAGAGGGTTATTAATCATCTATTATGGCAACAATCAGAGAAACAATACTGGAATATCCCTCCATTGAGGATATGGAAGGCTTCTTGGATAAGGTAGTCTTCGTTAAGCGGGGTATCAACTCCGAAGCAGAATGTACTGCTGAAAGCATGAAGCAAGTCGGTCTTTGTGTCGCTGATACTTATGCCATGATGGTAAACTCACCGGATTTCAGTGAAAACAAGCTTTCTATCACTCATCCTCGTTCTTTTTATATTCAGACTGCAAAGCAACTGTATATAGAGAACGGGGAACCGGAGAAGGCGGCTAAACTTGGCAAGCGAATCATTATCAAAGGAAGGGCTGGTAACAGATGGTAAAACGATATCCACATACAGCGATAGTCACTATCGACGTTAACGGAAAGACAGTAAACGGTGAATGGGTTCCGGGGAAACCGATTGAAATATCCGTTCCTGGACGTTATGATCCTGTAAGTGATGGTACTGTTATCTATAAACGTAATTCGGCTGGTGATGAAGCGCAAGTGCATGGTTATTTCTATACCAAAATTCAGCCTCAATCAGGTAGTAAGTTTTTGCGTTTGAAAGTCGCTTCCAAAGGTATTGACGTACCGATTATCTGTTGGGAACCTTATCAATCACATTCAATTATCAACGTATGAAAAACGGCATGACTCCCCTATTCACCTTTGATGAAATGGAACGCTGGTTCGACCATTTTCAAAGTAAGGCAGAAGATAAGATGCTTGTTTTCCTGCAAGCTGGAGGTGAAAAGTTTATCGAAGTGGCTCGTCGGAGTGGTTCATATAAAGACCAAACAGGTAACCTTAGAAGCTCTATTGGATATATAATAGCCAAAGATGGCGAAGTGGTTACAGAAAACTTTAAGGAGGGCGACAAAGGAACTGATAAGACAACCGGTAAGTATAAAGGTCGTAGGCTTGCAGAAGAAGTCTCACTGTCGTATACTGGTGGTTATGTATTGGTAGGTGTTGCAGGAATGGAATATGCGGCTGCCGTGGAAGCTAAAGGATATGAAGTCGTTTCAGGGGCTAATACGCAATGTGAGAAATATCTAAGAGATACATTGAAATCTGTTTTTAGAAAGATTTGATTATGGATGAATTCGACGCTGTAGATATAGTCTACGATGCTGTGATTACTGCAAAAACTAATGTTATGATTTACAAGGATGCATCGGAATCGGGTGTTACTAATGAACATATCATTATCAATCACCTGCAATTGAATGAGCTCGACTTCATTAATAAAGTGCCTGTTAACGTCAATATCTTTGTCCCTTTGAATGAAAACGGCATGCCCCGACGTCAGCGCATGAAGGAACTTAGGCGTAAGGTAAGGAAATCGCTTGATTCAATCAATAGCAATGACGGTACATGTAAAGAAGTGACAGTTCTCTGGAGTGTTCCAATGCCGGACTTGAAAGAGGGCTTTGCTTGTACAAATATTAGATTAGAAATTTTAATAGATCAATAATTATGGCAGGAGAAGTAAGACCTATCGCTATGGGCGTAGGTAAAATTAAATTCGGAACAGTCGGTGACGGTGTTCCAGGAGCGGACCTCAAAGATTTTCCTCTTCCGACAAAAGGAAGTGTTGCATTTAACTTTGCAGATCCCAAGGAAGTGAAGATTGAAGTAGAAGGTAGTGAAGAACCCCTTTATGTTGAGCTGGTGAAAGATACAACAGATTATGTTGAGTTCTCCATCCCTACTCCATCCAATGAAGTCCTTAAAGAACTGGCAGGCGGTGAAGTAGATACAACAGGAGGAAAAAACATTTGGAAAAAGCCTATTAACACTCCCTCTATTTCAAAAACGTTTCAGTGCGAGACATTGCCTAAAGACGGAAAGAAAGTGGTTTATACCATCGTCAATGGTAAAATTGCCTCAAAGATTTCACAGGCTCCGGGATCAGAGCAGGCAGAGTTGTTACTTGTTCGTGTATATATGCAGTCTGCTATTACTGCAGAAGGTAAGAGACAGACCGCTTTCATGCGCGAAGTAGTTAGCATTCTTGAAGGTGGAGAAGCTCCCGCAAATGCAGCGAATATCGAGGGCGGAGAAGCTGCCCCAAGTGCAGCTAAGAAATAACTAATTGGATTCCTGTATAGCTTAGTTGGTAAAAGCGCTACATTGGTTATGTAGATACCGGCGGTTCGAATCCGCCTGCAGGAGCAAACTATTGAAGAATGGAGCCGAAAGTATTGAAAGTTAGTCGCGAATAACTGAATGTATTGCCTGGAAGTACAACGGGCTAGGCTCCTTGAGGAAATTATGAGTATAAAGAACTTATTTCAGCAAGAATCGGAATCCGTAACGGAGCAGCCTGTCAAGATTCCATTTGATTTTACTAACCGAGATTCTATTCCGAAAGGAAAGGATCCCGGTGATTGTATTGTAATAAAGCCTATCACTGTCCGGACATGGTTTAGAATTCGTCCACTTCTCCTTGAAATTGAAAAAGAAGATATTGATAAAATGATTGTTAAAGATGGTGAGCTGAATGCTGATTTTCCAGAATTGATGAATAAATATGGAGGACTACTTCTCGATGTCGTTTGCCTGGGCATTCATAACAAGCCAAGTGATCCGCCGGCATGGTTTAAAAACGCCCTCATTGACAATACGACATGGGAGGATATACGCATATTATTCAATGCAATCATATATCGCATAGGGTACCACCCTTTTTGTACCTCTATCACGATGCTTCGGAACGTGAGCCCGCTACGAGAGACGGAGATAATAGCCGCTCGGAAGAATCTGCAAAGCTGGAAGGATATAACCAAAGCAGATTCTTAGTTATTGCAAAGGAAGCTCTAGGATTAACGTTTAATCAGACGTTGGATAGTAGCTATGGATTAATAGAAATATTGCTTCAGGAGTACTCATTTGTGATGAGACAGCGTAATAAGACGACTGACGAAGACGGAAATGTTGAAGGACGAGATTATGAGTGGGTAGAACTTCCGTCTTTTGATGACCCTAGTAAGACAGTCAGGATAAAGAAATATAACGATATTGCTGGAAAGGTCAAACGATAAGGTAATTTGCCATTATGTTTATATATTAGGTTAACTGTTTTTTTATAAATTGGTTTAGAGTATGTTTTCTAGTCCCTTGTATCTGTGAAGATATGGGGGATTATTTTTTAATCTCCTGAAGCTTCTGATTGAGAGATGCATTATCCCGCTGTAGATTCTCAATCAATCTTTTCTGATAAGCGAGCATCCCTTCAATTCTTCCTTCATCCTTACCCTTCTTGTAAGCAGCATTAATTTCTTCTTCTGTGTAGTTCCTTTTATTCGCTACAGATACGTTCTCATTTTCCTTGGTCATGGCGCTAATGAATAGTAATTTATATATTATAGAAAAAGGCTATCTCTCCCCTATTCTTTCCGACCAAGGAACATAATCTATTGCAACGCATTAGGATTATGTAGCAAAGGGAATTGATAGCCTATATTGTGGTATAGTAGGCGAATCAACTCCCTAATACGTTGAAATAAAAATCGTTCCTTGGTCTTAGAACACTGCAAAGATGCTTATTCTTCTCGAAATAGCCAAATTTTACCTCCTCTTTATATTTTAAGAATAAATGCTATATGGGTATTCAGAATAAAGATGGTGCGTTATATTTCGCTACAGGTATAGATAATTCAGGGCTATATTCCGGGCGTCAAGAAGCGATGGGAATCATAAAGGCAATGGCCGGTGAAATTACCGCTTTTGATGTATTCGGAGGGATTGGCATTAGTGCGGGAATCGCTTTTACTCAAGCAGCCAAAGAAGCATATAACTTCGAAAAGCAGTTCCAGCAAAGCATGAAAGAAGTTGCTACTCTTTCAAGCGGGATAAAAGGCAGTCTTACCGATTTTATGAATAGCGTTATTGATATGACTAGAGAGGTTCCAGTCGGAGCCGTAGAGTCAGCGAAAGCACTATATCAGATTGTATCTGCAGGACATGATGGAGCGGATGCTATGAATATTCTAAAAGTATCTGCTAAGGCTGCTATCGGCGGCGTTACAGAAACGGCTACTTCGGCAGATGCTATCACTACAATTCTTAATGCATATAAAAAAGGAGCTTCTGAAGCAGAATCTGTTTCTGATATGTTATTTACCACAGCCAAGCTTGGTAAAACTACAATGGGAGAACTTGGAAAGAGTATTGCTCAAGCTGCTCCCATTGCCTCGTCCTTCGGTATTGATATTGAAGACGTGCTAGCAGCTGTCGTATCAATAACCAAACAAGGTGTTCCAACAGCCGAAGCGATGACTAAAATACGTGCGGCAATTATGGGAACGGCTAACCATTTAGGTGATGCAGCCTTTTCCGGACGTTCTTTCCAGGAAGCATTACAGCTGATCTATAACGAAGCAAACGGAAGTACTACAAAAATGAAAGAATTATTGGGTACCGACGAAGCTTTACAGGCTGCACTAATGATAACCGGACAAAATGCAGTAGGTGCTGCGTCCGATCTGGAACAAATGAAAAATGCAACAGGTGCCGCAGAAGCTGCTTTTATAGAAATGTCCTCATCAGCCGAGAATCAAATGAAGCTTCTTGGTAATAATATAACAGCTGCCCTTCGCCCGTTAGGAAAAGAAATCTTAAAGGAAATATCTGCCGCAGCACAATCTATGAATGAAGCCTTTGCTGACGGAAGCGCTCAAGAAGCATTGAAAGAAATAGGAGCATTAATAGTTGTTGTTACGACTGCCCTTGCAGGATACAAAGGCAGTATTCTTGCTGTAAGTACTGCTAAGCAAGTATATGCAACGGTAACAGCAATTGTAAATCGACAGCGTGCTATTGAGGCCGCTGATTTAGTCCTTAAGAAAGGCTTGTACGCTATTGAGGCAACAATGATTGCAAAGAATACATCTTCTCGTATCTTATTGACAAAAGCCCTCAAAGCTCAAACTATTGCACAACTAAAAAATGCTGCTGCAATGTTAACTAATCCTTATGTATTAGCTGCAGCTGCTTTTGCTGGACTTGGATATGCCATTTATAAGTGTGCTACCGCTGAAACTGAAGCAGAAAGGGTACAAAAGAGATATAATAAAGTTGTAGAGGAACAAACTCAACAATTGGACGAGTTGAAAAATAAAACAAATAGCCTAGTTTCTATTGTTCAGGATGAAAATTCAACACAATATGACAAAGTTAAAGCATATAAGCAACTTCAAGCTCTAATGCCAACCGTCTTCTCCAATATGGATATTGAGACATTGAAACTTATGGATCATCTCTCTTTGAATAAACAAATTAATAATGAAATAAATAGAAGAGAAAGAATTGGGGCAAAGACTAATCTTGTATTAGCCCAAAATAAACTTAATTCCATAAATTCACGTCTTGACAAAACAAGCAAAGAACAGGCTGAATCTCCTAGTGGACAAAAGGCCGCCGTTATTCAAAAAATTCAAGAGGAAAAGAGAATAGCAGAAGAAGAACTAAAAATTGCCCAAAAACGTGTTGATGAAATTCTTAGTATTCAAAAAGAAGCAGAAGAGAAATCAAAGCCTAAAGAATTAAAAATAATCTCCCTTCAAAGTAATATCAATACATTAAAAGCTGAAATTTCGGAGCTTCAATCACTCGTAGAGAAGGAACAAGAAGAAAATAATGGTTGGTCTCCAAACGCGTGGTTACTTAAAGCAAAAAAAGGTCAGCTTTCCACCAAAGAAAAGGAAATGAAGTCTTTACAAGGCAGTGGGACCAGTAAAAAAGTAGAGACTAAAACAGATAAAGCCTTTTGGACAAAGCAAAAAGAAGATGCGACGAAAGCATTAGACTCAATCGCTTCGTCTCAAAAGAAGTTGATGGACGCAGGGAACTTCAAAGGAATAGATTCTACTGTGGTGAAATCCTATAAAGAAAATGTCAAGAAGCTAAAGGAGGCTGAAAAAGAATTAAAAGTCTATGATTCATCTTCCAAGAAGGATGACCAAGCGAAAAAGCTACGTGAAGAACAGGAGAAATATAAACTCCTGCTAGATAAGCAGAATAGAGAGCAACAGCGTATGAAAGAAGACTCTGCAAACCAACTAGAGCAGCTTGAAATAAATAAGCTTAAAGAGAGCAGTGAAAAGGTTCTAAAACAAAGGGAACTCAATCATAAACTAGAATTACAGGCTATCGATCGCGAAGCTGAAGACAAAAAGTTAAAAGTGATTGAAGATGCTCGTTCCGCCTTTGATGCTAATCCTGACAATAAAGATAAAATCTTCAATGCATCAGCATATGTCAAGTCAGAGCCAGTAAAGAAACAGTTTGATGCATTTGATAAAGTTGCTAATGAAAAAAAGGAAACTACAGATTTAAAGTACAATCGTGGGGATGATTTAGCTGATTTGCTGAATCAGTATCAAGACTATACGGACCAACGCCTTGCTATTGAACGAAAATTCAACGAAGATATTGCCACCTTGCAGGAACAACGTAAGCAAGCGGTTAAGAATGGAGATACAGAACAGGTTGAACAAATTGATCGGTCTATTGCTCAAGCAACAAAGAACAAGGGAATGGAATTGATGGGCCTGGATTACGATAAGTTGAAAGAGTCTCCGGAGTATGTTCGTGCATTTGAAAATCTGAAAGAAACGTCTTCTGAAACTCTTAATTCTCTGCTTACTCAATTAGAGAATGCAAAGAGTACGGCTGCCAAAGTTCTTTCCCCGGACCAGCTTCGCGAATATACTAGTACTATTCAATCAATTATGGATGAATTGGATTCACGTAACCCGTTTCAATCATTATCTGACAAGAAGAAAGAATTAGCAGAAGCAGAGGAAGAGTTAGCTAATGCGCAAATGGAATTAGAGAATGCCCGTCAGACTGCCGAGGCTGTCAAGGGTGGAGCACAAATAGAGAATGGTGTCAAGTCCTCAAAATTCAACGAAAAGACTGGTAAAATTGATTCCACAAAAGCTTATCTGACCGAGGCACAGGCTTTGGATAAAGTAAAAGAAAAGACTTCGAGATACAATGAGGCGAAAGATAAGGTGGTACAGAAGGATGCTAAGGTAAAGAAAGCAGAGAAAGATGTAAAAGCACAGTTAGATGAATTATCAGACGCATTAACTGATGTTGGAAAATCAATCGGTGGACCGGCTGGTGAAATTATCTCATTGATTGGTGAAATAGGGACCTTTGCATTGACTGCTATGAGTGGTGTTGAAATGGCAGCAGATACATCGGCTAACGCTATCAGTACAGTTGAGAAGGCATCTGTTATTCTTGCTGTTATTAGTGCCGTTATACAGGTAGCAACAAAGATTTTCAGTATGTTCACTAAGGACGATACGACAGAAAAATACGAGAAAGCGAAAGAAACGTATGAATCCTATATTAATATTCTTGATCGGATAATTGAGAAACAGCTGGAGTTAGCGGAGACCTTGACAGGAGATACCGCAAACGCTGTTTATGAAGCTGCTATTGCCAATATCAAAGAACAAAGCGCAAATGCCCGAGTACTGGGGCAACAATACTTAAATTCTGGTGCTTCTGGAAAGTCACACTCAAAGGGTTATGATGAAGTAGATGATATGTCCGGTGAAGGTTGGAAACAAGCTGCAGAGGCATTAGGCATGTCCGTAAAGGAATTTAAAAAGAAAATGGGTGGTCGTATGACTGGATTATTTGATTTGACCGATGAGCAACTTGCGGAACTTCAGGAACATGCCGGTATCTTCTGGTCTCAACTTGATTCAGACACGCAGAAATTTGCAGATCAAATCGCAAATGGTGTCGGACAGGTAGCGGAGGTGCTGGAACAGCAAATAGCTGATACCACGCTTCTTGATTACAGCTCTCTTCGTTCAGACTTTCAGGACTTGCTTAATGATATGGACGCCGATTCTGCTGACTTCGCTGATAACTTCGAGGAATATATGAAGAATGCCATCGTAAATTCTATGCTTAAAGAAGAATTCATGGACAGCTTAATGGCTTGGAGAGAAAAACTTAACAATGCTATGGATGACGGTGTGACTGAAGATGAGTATAATGCACTGAAGGCAGAAGAGCAACAGCTCTCTAATGAAATGAAAGCAAAACGAGATGCAATGGCAGAAATGTTCGGCTGGAATGATAACGACGATGAGCGTGAGGCATCAAAGAAAGGATTTGCTTCAATGTCGCAAGATTCAGCCAACAAACTAGATGGAAGCTTTGCTGTAATGACTTCGCATACTTATTCTATAAATGAGGAAGTTAAGAGTATTAATTCAGGAACAGAGAAAATAGCAGAGAAACTGTCATATCTAATAAATATGGATAAGAATATGGCTGAAATGCTTCGGGGTAATGATACTATTGTTTCCCATTTATCGGATATCTCCAATTACACATCTAACCTTGTGGAAATAAGAGAGTTCATGTACGCTGTAAAGCTGGGAATAGACACGTTAAACACTAAAGGTATAACACTTAAGCGATGAAAGGGCAATTACTAATAGACAGAATAGATGCTTATATCAGTTTGGGTATATGTATTACAAAGGGAAGTTATAATAACCTGGTAGCATTTCCAACCATGAAGGAACCGGACAAGAATGATTGGCCGGAAGAAGACGGACAGGAATTTGATCTTTCTAGTCCTACATTGGATACGGCTGAAGTAAGCATTGAGTTTGCATATATAGGCAGTTTGGGTATTGGTGGACTGATTGATATACTTTCTGACTTGAGTTATCATGAATTTTACTTTCCCTTAATCGGCAGGAGTTATAAGTTACGTCTGTCTTCCCAAAGCAGCTATGTTATTAATCCGGGCCTTGAAGTTGCTAAATTTATTTTTAGTAACGACTTCCCCCGAGAAGTCGATTACGAATACCAGGAGCCCGTAAATGAGCTTCCAATGCCTAAAGGTTACGAGATTGATGACAAAGACTTATCCGATTATGGCGTAGTCGTATTGCAAGGTAGCAATGCTGAAATACTAAAGGCTCCGACGGTAAAAAAGAACCTATTACAGAATTTCAAGCGTCAAGACGGAGCAATCTACGATGGTGAAGTTGTGAAATTCCAAACCAAAGAAGTATCTCTCAAATGCCTGATGCGGGCCGGGACGGTTGAATTGTTCTGGCGTAATCACGATGCCCTACTCCATGATTTAACACGGCTATCTGCTAAAGTCGATGATGAAGGATATGAGTATTCCGACGCGGAACGTATATTTTATTGTGATGAATGGAGTGAAAGCTATCCCTGCTATTATAAAAGTTGTCAGACGAATGATTTCATGCTAAATAACGGTGTATGGTGGGAATTTACCTTGAAACTCGTATTTACCAGCTTTCGGATCGGAGAAACGGAGTTCTTGCTTTCATCCGAAGCGGGCGAATTTATCATAACAGAGGACGGAGAGTTTTATATAGATTTAAATTGATTTGCTATGCCATTAAAGAAGAAAAAAATATCAGAACTGAACGAAGCCAGCGACATGAAAGGCTTCTTCACTATCGGCTACCGAGTAATCAACGGAGTTAAGACTAGCCTTAAATTTGGTTTAGAGAAGATTCAGACTGCCTTGGATAATATGCTCAAGGCTACGAGTGATGCACAAACAGCAACTACCGATATGAGGCAGTTAGAAGCCACAGTTGAAGAGAATGAATCGACTCGTGAAACTGCTGAATCCCGTCGTAATGCTTCCGAACAATCCAGGCAGACAGCCGAAACGAATCGTTCTCGTGAAGAGCAAGCCCGGGAAGTTGCTGAATCAGTACGTATCACTAATGAAAATGCACGTAAAACCGCTGAAAGTGGACGCTCTACTGCTGAAACTGCACGGGACAATGCAGAAAAGAAACGTGTAACTGACGAAGGTACACGAGAATCTAACGAGCAGGTTAGAAAGAATGCTGAAACAGCGAGAGGCAATGCCGAATCCGAACGTGTGACTAATGAGAATGCACGCAAATCTGCCGAAACTTCCCGTGTGTCCGAAGAAGATAAAAGAAAGACTTCCGAAACAGAACGTGTTACGGCTGAAACCGGACGTTCCTCTGCTGAAAATATCAGAAAGCAAAATGAAGATGCGCGTAAGACAGAAGAAGCGGCCCGCGTAACTGCTGAAGATAAACGGGTAATTGCTGAATCCGGACGTGTTGATACAGAAGCTGAACGTGTCTCGGATGAACAAACACGTAAAAGTAATGAAGATGCACGCAAGACCGCTGAAACAGGTCGTTCTTCTGCTGAATCGGAACGTGTGAAGGAAGAAGACAAACGAAAAACTGCGGAGAGTGGTCGTTCTTCCGCTGAATCTACCCGTGTTTCTGCCGAGGATAAGCGGAAAGCAGATGAAGCGACAAGGGAAACGAATGAAACCTCACGTGTGGCTGCCGAATCTGACCGTGTTACCGTCGAATCTGAACGTGTATCTGCCGAAACTGCCCGCAAGTCAGCGGAGACAGACCGGGTGTCAGAAGAAAGTAAGAGAAAGACTGCTGAAACTTCCCGGGCTACGGCTGAAACTTCCCGGGCATTCGAAGAAGACAAGAGAAAGCAGAATGAAGATGTGCGTAAAACTGCGGAAGGTACTCGCGGATCAAATGAGGCTAAGCGTGTAAACGCTGAAACGGAGCGCGTCGAAGCAGAGTCTCAACGTAAGTCAGAGTATGCCGGTATTGTGCAGGAAATGACACAGGCAACAGAAGAAGCCACGGCAGAGCTTGAAGCCGTTAAGAAAGCTACTAACGATGCAAATGCCACTAAAAATGCGTCTGTTGAGCAGACAGCCCTCGCTAAGAAAGCCACGGATGCGGCTAATACTGTGGCTGGTAGTGTTAATGAAGCCAAAGAAGGAGCTAAGATTGCAGCGGCAGGCGCCAATGCCGCTAAAGCTGAATCGGAAGCTCAAACTGCCTTAGCGAAGAAAGCGACAGATGACGCAAATGCAGCCAAGGATGCATCTGTAATACAAACAGGGTTAGCAAAGAAAGCCACGGACGATGCCAACGCAGCAGCATTGGCCGCTAACAATGCTGTTTCAGGAGTTGACGCAAAAGTGAAAGCTGCGGTTGATGCGCTTGTTGCCGGTGCTCCGGATGCTCTCGATACACTTATTGAATTGGCGAATGCCCTTAACAATGATCCTAACTTTGCCACGACGATGGCAACAGAGCTAGGAAAGAAACTTAATATTTCTGATATTGTTAATAATCTGACAAGTGGAGGGACTAATAAAGTCCTTTCCGCCGAACAGGGAAAGGCATTGAAAGCAGCTTTGGACTCCCATAACCATGATAGTCGATATGAACTGATTATCACTAAACTTACAGCTTTTAATAAAGATTTTGGGACTAGTGCTGGGACTGTATGCGAAGGTAACGACGCCCGGTTAAGCAATGCAAGAACTCCGTTAGCTCACATGCATAAGAAAGCGGATATTAGCGACTTCCCAACCTCGATGCCGGCAAGCGATGTATCTGCATGGGCGAAGGCTGCTAGTAAACCTAGTTACACAGCGAGCGAAGTAGGTGCATCTCCATCTAATCACAATCATGCTGGTACTTATGAACCTGCATTCACTAAGAACTCTGCTTTTAATAAGAATTTTGGCAGTGCGGAAGAAACCGTATGCGAGGGAAATGATGCACGTCTAAGTGATACACGTGTACCGAAAGCGCATACACATAAGGTTTCAGATATTAGCGATTTCCCTTCTTCTATGCCGGCAAGTGATGTTTCATCGTGGGCGAAGCAGCCGAATAAACCTTCATATACAGCTTCCGAGGTTGGTGCTTCTCCGTCTAATCATACTCATGCCGGAGTGTATCAGCCAGCAGGTAGTTATGCAGCGAGTTCGCATACACATGGAGCAACGGATATTACTCCGGATAGTACTCACCGCTTTGTTACCGATACAGAAAAAGAGACCTGGAACAGTAAGGCTGCGGGAAACCATAATCATGATTCTACGTATCAACCAAAAGGGAATTATGCAGCTTTATCACATAAGCATTCGGCATCTGACCTCACGGATGATTCTACACATAGATTTGTCACGGATTCAGAAAAGGCAAATTGGGATAGTAAGGCTGCAGGAAATCACAACCACGATTCAGTATACCAACCTAAGGGTAGTTATGCTGCAAGTTCTCATAAACATACAGCGACGGACGTTGAAGAAGATTCGACTCATCGTTTTATGACGGATGCAGAACGTACAAAACTTAGTGGAATAGCCTCCGGAGCTAATAATTACTCTCATCCGGCTTCTCATCCAGCATCAATGATTGAAGAAAGTACTACTAGAAAATTTATGACTGACGCAGAGAAAACTTTACTAAGTTCTCTCGGAACTAATGCAACTCAAGTAGCTAGTCAAAATTTGGGACAAAACGGATATGTCAAGTATAGTAATGGCTTATTAATGCAATGGGGAACAAGAGCTGGAGCAACGGGGACAACTAGTCTGTATTTCCCTACCAGCTTCTATGATACTAATTACAACGTTTATCTTACTGGAGGGATAAACGTTACAGGTGAATCATTTGTGTATGCTCCGGGTTATGACCCTAATAATAAGAATAAATCATATTTTAAATTCCTTACCCGTGGAATAAATTCAACTCCGGCTATCGTTTGGACTGGCTGGGATTTTACATGGTTTGCGATCGGTCGCTGGAAATAATTTAAAAACAAATATCATGAAGTATTGGAAACAAGGATTTTATGACGAGCCTATAGATGGTTCGGTAGAAATTACAGAAGAGCATTATCAGGAGTTATTGGTAGGACAATCGGCCGGGCTACTCATAGCTGAAAGCCAAAAGGGATATCCGATCTTAGCTATATATGAACCCTCTATTGAAGAGATTAGAGCACACAAGCTCAATGAATTAAGTCTATATGATTCCTCTGATATGGTGAATCAGTTCTGTATAGATAATACGCATGGATGGTGGAATAAAGCTACTCGTGTAGGTCTTATGAACTCTATTGCAATCGAAAGGGCATCCAGACGATCTGAAACAAATATCTGGCTGGGTGATACTCTATTTGTTTTGCCTGTTAAAAAGGCTATTGATATGTTACAGCAGATAGAATTATATGCCCTTATGTGCTACAATACAACACAAGGGCATATTAACGCTATTAATCAGCTAGAAACGAAAGAGGAAATCGAAGCATACGACTTCAAGACAAACTATCCGGGGAAATTGAGTTTTACAGGATAACCTATTTTGAAATTGTAGTTTTCTACTTCTTGAATAGTCTGCAATGATCTGACTGCTGCAATGTGCGATTGTGTTACATTGTAGCAGTTTAGTGCATACATTTCAATCTCATTCAGCATTGCTAAAGCGTCCGGAATGGGAATGATATATTTTATTGCATCATACCACAGGATTGTATGCGTTTTCCCTGCATTTTTCTCAATCGAAATTGAGTTAAATAATCCAACACGTGTGGATTTGTCTAACCATACACTTTTCCTTTGAATTTTAAAAGAATTGACATTGACCGATTTGTCAAATATCTGTATTTCAGATATTTTCATTTTTCGCACTTCTTCGATGTCGTACTCATATTCTACCAATATTGGGTAGCAATTCTTGCTTTCAACTATAATCAACCCTGCTGATTGCCCTGCTAATAACTCTTGATAATACTCTTCTGTTATTTCTACTGAACCGTCTACCGGTTCGTCATAGAATCCTTGTTTCCAATACTTCATAATTTATAATTTAGTTATTTCCAACGTCCTATTGCTATCCAACTATACTTTGCCCTGGAAACTCCTGTTCCTGAACTTGAACCAAAATTTCTATCCATTTTAAAACTACTAATAGTTGGATTAATTAATGGTGTAGCAGTATATACATTTCCATCATAAGCATCTTTAATAATACAGCCTTGGATAATGTAATCAGTATTACAAAAAGAAAGAGGCATGTAAATTGTAACCGTGGTAGCCGTTGAACCAAGTTGCTTCCCCCATTGGATCAACAACCCATTACTTAGTTTTACATATCCATTTTGTGCTTTTTCATTCCATAGATTTTGTGATTCTAATTGTATAGCATTAGTCCCGAGAGAACTTTGCGCAAAAAAGATTATAAAAAAGACTACCAATTTTCTACTAAAGTTATACATTCTTATTTCAATGTTATAATTTATTTCATAATTTCCAACGCCCAATAGCAAGCCAATCAAAAGTTTCTTGTGATAATCCAGTACTCCCTCCAGAGGCGTAATTTCTATTAATACAAAATCGGCTAACTGTTTTAGTTGAATCATCAATAGGTGATGCGGAATAAACACTACTGTCAGATGAAGGCTTGTAAACTGTTGCAAATATCTTATAACTTTTATCAGAAAATGATGTAGGCATAGTTATGGTGTAGCTAACAACTGAAGAACCTGAAACTTTTCCCCATTGGATTAACAGTCCATTTGGAAACTTACAGTAACCATTCTGTCCGAGGTTCTGTGTCGTAACATTGGAAAAATCTTTCAACGCACAATTTGTTCCGAGAGAACTTAGGTGAATTAAACTACATTTTGAGTGATTTCTTTTAAATATTTTTCATTTTGATTTATTTCGTGACAATGCCGTTGATGTTGTGTGTTATATATTATTTTGGCAATGATTCGTCTATCATTTCCTTACTTTTATGCCTATTATTCAATACATTTCTATTTGACGTTTATATTTTAGGATATAATTCTAAGGACATGATAAGTTTATATAATGGTGATAAGGAAATAAAAATCGAAGTAAAGGATGAAAGCTACTCTTATGAAGCTATCATGGGAGAAGATACACTCACTTTGTATTTTTCACATCCGGGGTATATTGAAATTCCAGTTGGCTCCTGGTGTGACTTCTACGGGAAGCGTTATTCCTTGAAGAAGGATAGCAATTTCAAGAAGAACGGTGAACGTAACTTCGAATATACATTGATTCTGGAAACTGGGAAGGCTGATACGATGTTGTGGAAAGTACGCCATACCGTTGATAGAAGTATTAAGTTCTCATATACAGCTAAGGCACACGAACATCTACGTCTACTCGTTGAAAACCTGAACCATCGGAGTACCGGGTGGAAAGTCGGTGATTGTATCGAGGGAACGGAGAAAGTAATCAACTACAATCACACCTATATACTTGACGCTCTCAATCAACTTGCAGAACTATATGAAACAGAATGGCAGATCACTGAAGAAACTGTGAATGGAAAGCAAATTAAGACTATCCATCTGCGTAAAGTTGAGTATAACAAGGAGAACCCTTTGAAACTGTCGTATGGTAAAGGCCACGGCTTCAAGGTCGGTGTTGGTAGGACTTCTGGGGATATACCACCCGAAATAATTTTGGTAGAAACTACAGATCGCAATATTGATTATTCTACATACGGATCTAAATACCTGTTACTTCCAAAGAATAAGACTCTTGTTTACGAAGGGAGAACGTATAAGACAGATGCGGATGGAACTTGTGTCATGCGTGCTGATAAAGAACTTACAACAGCAAAGGAAGATAGTCTGGACTGTACAGCTATTTATCCTTCCCGTGTTGGTACTGTTAGTTCTGTTATTGAAGTGAACAAGGAGAATAACCTCTTTGACTTTGTAGATAAAGACATTCCTGAAGAGTTGAATTTCGAAGATTGTCTCATAGCAGGAGAAACAATGACGGTTATTTTCCAGACTGGTATGCTTACAGGCAAGGAGTTCGAAGTAAAGTATATCCATGAAGCGAAAGACAAGAAAGAGGCACGTCGATTTGAAATTGTTCCGCAGGAAATTGATGGTATTACTATGCCGGAGCCGGAAGTCTGGCGACCGAAGGTTGGTGATACATACGCAGTGTTCGGAATGCAATTGCCGAAGGTTTATATCTGTAACGATAGTACACAAACGGGTGCGAGCTGGGAAGCTTTCAAGGAAGCTGCTAAATACCTCTATGAACATGAAGATAAAGCATTCATATTTACCGGGACATTGGACGGTATTTGGGCTAAAAAACGCTGGTTAGAGATAGGCGGAAAAATTGTGCTAGGTGGATATGTAAACTTCTCTGACACACAGTTTCATCCGGAAGGTTCTCTTATCCGGATGATCGGAATCAAACGTTTTGTGAATAATCCGTATTCACCCGAAATTGAATTGTCTAACGAACCGATAGGCACGTCTGTTTCAAGTGATCTGAACAAGATCGAAACTAACGAGGTGACAGTTATTGAGAAGCATAAGGATGCACTTCAATTCACAAAGAGACGGTTCCGAGATGCGAAGGAAACGATGTCTATGCTTGAAGATGCACTGTTGAATTTCTCCGGCTCTGTCAATCCGATAACCGTTTCAACCATGCAACTGCTTGTAGGTGATGAAAGTTTGCAATTCCGTTTTGTCAATTCAAAAACGAATCCGGTTCAATTAGCTCATAATATCACCTATAATGCCAATACTAAAATACTGAACGCTCCGGCAGGAATCATTCAGCATTTGACACTAGGTATTAGCTCTCTTTCTTCTTCCCACAAGGCAGATGAATACAAGTACTGGGATATGGCTGAATACAATTCTCCGGTGCTTATTGATCCGGTAAAGAAATATTATCTGTATGCCAAAGTTAGCAAGGAGAATCAAACAGGGACATTCCTCTTGAGTGAAACGGCTATTAAAATGGAACAGATAACCGGATATTATCATTTACTCACTGGAGTGCTTAATAGTGAGTATGACGGTAGTAGAAGTTTTGTCGAATTATACGGATTCACAGAGATTCTCCCGGGACGTGTAACAACAGAACGGATTATTTCGCCGGACGGAAAGACGTACTTCGATTTGGTAAAAGGGGAAATAGGCGGAAATATTCAAATTAAAGCCGGTTCCTCCGGATTAGAAAATCTATCTGAATGGGAAGATGCTCATCAGGAAATAAAGGATGCAGCTAAAGCGGCCAAGGATGCTGCTGATTCAGCGGAAGGACTTCATAACTATATAGATGGAGCCTTCGCTGACGGAATTATAGACGAAGCAGAAGCAAAAGCTATTGAAAAGTATATCAATACTGTCAACAATACCAAACAGGCTATCGAAGCAACTTACAATAAACTCTACACGAATGTTTATTTATCCGGCTCTGCAAAGGTTGGTTTGCTCAATGCTAAGGTTACATTGATGGGAAGTATTGAGAACCTTATAAATGCTATCAATACGGTCATCGCTGACGGACAGGCCACTGTAGAGGAAAAAAGAGAGGTCGATAATAAGTTTACTCTGTTTAATTCAGCCTTAGCGACTTTCAACACAGCTGTTGAGGAAGCTAATAAGGCAATACAGGATAAACTAAAGGAATATTCCGACGAGGCACTGAAACAAGCGATACAAGCTTTAGAGGACGCTGCGAACGCAGCCAAGGCCGCACAAGATGCAGCCGATTCAGTCGATGGCTTACATGACTACGTAGATGGAGCTTTTGCTGATGATATTATTGACGGGGCGGAAGCGAAAGCAATAGAGAAGTATCTGAATACAGTTAAGAATACGAAATCTGCCGTTGAAGCTACATATAATAAACTATATGTGAATGCCTATCTGGAAGGCTCTGCTAAAACAGATCTACTTAATGCTAAGGTTTCTTTGTCAGGTGCAATTGATAATCTTATTGCTGCAATAAATACGGCTATTGCAGATGGACAAGCGACTGTTGAGGAAAAAAAGAATGTAGATGATAAGTTTGCTTTATTCAACTCTGCTTTATCCGGTTTCAATACCGCTGTTGAAGGAGCAAACAAAGCTATACAAGACAAATTGAAAAGCTATTCCGATGAGTGTAGTGCCGATCTGAAAGTGCTCAATACTCAAATCTCCGCACAAGTAACTCGAGTTGATAGCTTGATGCAGCGGATAGATACTGCCGGGTGGATTACCACAGCAGACGGCAATAAGATATATGCTTCTAAAGAACTGGAAAACGGCAATACGCTTATATCCTATATTAACCAGGCAGCAGGTGAAACGACGATTCACTCTTCAAAGATTAACCTAGAAGGTGCTGTTACAATCACCGCACTGCATAGTGACCTGCAGACAGTGATTAACTCTAAAATTGATAGAGACGGATTAGGTAAGTTGGCATTTGAGGATGCAGTTGAATATGCGAAGTTAGGCACTACCATTGTGGTAGGCGGTTACCTGAATACTGATTTGATAAAGGTTAGGCACATTGAAGCAGTTTCCGGTTTTATTGGTGGCTTTACCATTGAAGGTGGTCGTCTTGTTTGGACACGTTCAGGGTACTTCGGTGGAACATCTCGCAGTTTGAAATTAGGCTCCGGAACATCAAAAGAAGGAGTTGTTAATGTCACTTTCAATGCAGAAACAGATGGACGTTTTGGGGTCGCTGCTATCGGTTCAAACTCTGGTGGAGCTTGTATTTATGCCTCCAGGAATCTTAATGCATCAGACAGAAGCTATCCACAGGCAAATACAACGTATGCCGGCTTCTTTGATGGAGGTGTTTACGTGAAAGGAACATTGTCAAGTGAATTGTGCTTAGCTGATAATTTTGGCTGTATTACATCTAGGGATGGAAATGGTGGGATTAACTATTACCAAGGTATTGATTTCGATTTTGGTAGTAATATGAAATTCAGAAAAGGGTTATTGGTATCAATCGCTTAATATATAAATAATTATGAAAATCAATTTAAACAGACCTTTACTCGATTTTAAAGGCAATGAAGCTATTAAAGTAGGCAACGGTAAAGAGGTAAAGCAGTATCTCCGTGATATGGTTTCAGAGGCATTGTATGCAGCAGGTTCTAACCCTCAACAGGGTTTGGATATGTCGAAAAAGTTGCGTGCGTATAAAATGTTACAACAGATTATTAACAATCGTGGTGTACTTGATATAGAGACAGAAGATGCAACCTTATTGAAGGAAATTTGTGCAGACTTCTTTGTATCTGGCGCATACGGACAAATTTATGATTTAATAGAAGGAGGAAACAAGGAATGAACATCACAGCAACTAACAGTACCGCTACAACTAAGGTTACGGAAGCTATCAGGGTTAAATACAGAATGTCAACCCGTGGCACCGAGGCAGTCAAAGATATTACTGCCGAAATCATTAAGGATGAAACGACTGTCGGATTCTTCAATGCATCGCGAAATGGAGTAACCGGCTTCTCGCTACATGAGGATCATGGGCTAACCTCTGGCGAAGTGAAGAAGGTATTTCAGACAGCCATTGACGATTGTGGTGAGGTCTTGAAATGAAGTATTAATATTTTAGATAAATGATTATGGATTATTTCAAAAACTTACTTATTGGATTGATTACCGGCATAGCTGCTTATCTCAATCCTATTTCCGGGGAGATCAAAAGTCTTATTGCAGTATTTGCTCTTAATTTCATTTGTGGACTGCTTACTGCACTCCTTATCAATCATGAGAGTTTTTCTTTTAAAAAAGCTTGGAGGTGTATCGTAGAAGCAACTATTTTCTTTGCCTTGGTTAGCTGCATCTACTTTATAGGTGAACACAAGGGCAATCCAGAAGGTGCTCTACAATGTGTCTCATTTATTACGTATAGCGTTTTCTATTTCTACGGGGTGAACATTCTAAGGAATATCAAAGAAATTCTACCCAACTCTAGTAATGGTTACAAGGTAGTAGCTTTCTTGCACTATGTATTAAGTGTTGAGTTTATAAAGAACATCCCCTATTTAACGAACTACTTACAAAAAGGAGACGCAAAATGAAAACTATTGATGCAATTATCATCCATTGTTCGGCCACGCGTGCCGAGCAGGATTTACGTGCAAAGGACATTGACCGGATGCACAAGCAAAGAGGTTTTAGTCAGATCGGTTATAACTTCGTCATTGACCTGGACGGAATGATAGAGAACGGTCGCCCGCTTTCCATCGACGGGGCACATTGCAATACGAAAGGTTTTAGCGAATCTTCGTATAATAAGCACAGTATAGGTATCTGTTATATCGGAGGCCTGGACGCATCTGGAAAACCTGCAGATACACGTACTCCAGCCCAAAGGACAGCACTACGCGAATTGGTCGCGAAGCTCTGTAAGGAATACCCTATAATTGAAGTACTCGGACACCGTGATACTTCGCCGGATCTGGACGGCAGCGGAGAGATAGAGCCGGCAGAATATATCAAAGCGTGCCCCTGCTTCGATGTCAGGAGTGAATTTACCAACTTCTTGCGTAATACAGTAGTTCGGCCATGAAAACGTTTTCTTGGACATTAGTCGTATTATTGGCTATCGCTTGTGTAGTAGCCTGGTTCCGTCCACCTGATCCTCTCCCGACACAAATAAGAACTGAGACGAATATAAGGACGGTTATCAAAGTTGATACATTGCTTATTTCTTCACCTATGGCTCCTTTGTTGTTTATACAGTTAAAAGATACGATACACATAGGTGATACAGTAGTCAATCGTGAACAAGCTTGCTATAAGGATAGTCTTTACCAAGCATGGGTCTCTGGTTACCACCCAAGACTTGACAGTATAGAAGTGTATCCGCGAACTGTGTTTCAGGAAGTGACAAATGATATTTATCATAATATTGTTCCAAAGAGGAAGCGTTGGGGACTTGGGTTACAAGCCGGATACAGTTATCCCAATGGTTTATATCTTGGTGTAGGGATTAGTTATAACTTATTTATGTGGTAATATGAAAAGAAAAAGGGTGGCTAATAAACCACCCTTTTCTTAAATAGATACATAGCATAACTCTCTTCCTAACTTATGAAGAGCATTCACTATTTTTTCGGCAGTTTCTTTACGAGGCTTTGAACGTCCACAGGCATAATGGCTAAGCTGTTTTTGATTTATCCCTGTTATATGCTCTAAAGCCGATCTTGTAAAGACCTTTTCATAGCAGCAAAGTAAACTTTCAATATTAAATTTATATTCCAGTTCATAATCCCCATTGAAGATAATAGGATAATCATCCCCTTCTTCTTGGGCACATGATACATAAAAATCAATACTTTCTTTCACTTGCAATTTCAAATCCTCAAAACTTCCAGTGACAGCAACTATCCAACCTTCTAATAACTCGCAAG